ACAGTCTCACACAGGCTCTATGGCAACTGGAGCAACTGCGTGAACACTGGCCCATTCCTGAGGCCCTATAATGCTGGATCCAGGCGTGTTGATGCGTCGGGCCATCCGGTATGTGTGTGAACAAAACAACCTCAAGCCTGACAGTCTCTCCCAGTTTGATCATGCTACACAAGAACACTTTAGAGATCTTGCTATCGAAGTGGCGGATCACATGCGGCACAATCAATTGGAATACTTCAGACCATTTGATCACCAGCGTGAGTTCTTTCAGACCCAGAGTGATCGTAGAGGTATCCTGGCAGCCAACCGAATTGGCAAAACAGTTTCAACCTGCTATGAAACTGCCATGCATCTAACTGGTCGCTATCCTGACTGGTGGGTGGGCAAACGCTACAACAAACCAATAACTGTGATGGTTGCTGGTGAAGGTTGGAGTCAAGTTGCCCTGGTGCTACAGAATGAACTGTTGGGTGCTCCAGACATCAAACAGAGTGATTCATTAGGCACAGGAGCCATACCGCGTGACTGCATCATTAGAGACACCATGCGGTCGGATGGGGCCAACTGTATTGGTGTTGAGATACGTCACTCCTCGGGAGGCAAGAGTTATTTGCTGTTTGCTAACTACACACAAGAGGTGCGACAACTGCAGGGTTTCAAATTGGACCTGGCTGTGTTTGATGAGCAGCCACCAGATGATTTCTTTTCAGAAATTGTCACACGCACTGCTACCACACAGGGCATGATCCTGTGCAGTTTCACACCGCTAAAAGGATTGAATGGCCTGGTATCAAAATTCTGGAATCGTGAACAGGGTTACGATTACATTCGTGTGTCTTGGGACGATGTGCCTGAGTATGATCTTTGGCACGAACCCTTTCTCTTGGCACACACGCGACAGCAATTGGAACGTGATTACCTGCCGCACGAGCGAGAGGCTCGCATGCAAGGCCGTCCAATCATGGGCAAGGGTGCGGTGTTTCAGATCCGATCCTGGCCTGTCTATACCACGGGCGACTATGACTTCAGCCGCATGCCTCAAATACAGAGAGTCATTGCTCTGGACCTGGGCCTTGTGAATGACAAAACTGTGATCAGTTTGATGTATTGGGAACCACGCGAACGCGAAGCCTGGCTGCATCGTCAGATTGTGGTGCAAGGAGTTGAAGAAGCAGTGCCCACGCAATACATCAATCATCTCTTGAGACCCGAAGTGTATGGCACACCCATTGTGTTGCCAGCAGATGCCTCCACGCCCGGACGCTACACCATGAGTTCAACATCAATCCGCGAACTGTTTGAACAGTATGAACTCAATGTGATCGAAGGTGCCATAATGAACCCACCAGATGCACAAGGACGCAGAACCAACCACAAGAGTTATGGCATAAACCAAATGCGACAGATGCTGGAAGTGGGCGTGTTGCATGTGAATGAGAACTGCGTGGACTTCTTGAGAGAAGCCTCCAACTACTATGTGGACACACAAGGCAGATTCTCGGATCCGGATGACTGTATTGATTCTGCTCGTTACGCACTGTTGGCCTGCTTGCAAGGCATTGCCGAACCCTGGGATGACAAGAGCCCACAACAACGCATGGCCGCACAGCGTGATCGCTATGTGAAGTTTGATGATTCCAACAAGCCGTCATGGAAGCGTGCCTTCAACGCACAAGGATAACATGGATTCACGCACAGCACAAGCCATTCAAGCACACACAGCACCTGTCATGTGGGAGGATCCTGTGCCACCCTGGGTGTTTGCAGGACGCATGGTCACTGTGCGTGAAATGGCCGATTTAATTTGGCCAGAAACCTGTGCGGACAAAACAGCATTCTTATTGAAATGGGCCACCTGGAATGAACACAATTGAATTAGCAGAATATCTTATCATGATGGACGGTGGTGCCACTGTGCTGTGTGAACGGCACACGCAGGCATTTGAACACATCAACACTGCCATGAACCGGATCTACGAAGTGTATGAGATGGGCGAAGATGAAGACCCCATCTCATGCCAGGCCTGTCACTTGGCTGCTGTGCAGGCCAATCAAACGCACCATTAGAACTGGGTTTAGCCCGAACCGCTAAATAACATATCGTGAGGAAACCACTGTGCTTGACCTAAAAAATATTACGATTGACCGTATCAATCAAAACCGACGAATCAATTCAAACTTTGTGCGTATGAAGAACCTGATGGATGTGAAAATGGCATCCTATCTACGCTATCTGGGCACCAAAAACGCCATCAACAGAGCCAGTGATTACCACTACTTGTGCCTGGCAGTTACCGACTCCACAGCACCGGTCAACGGCATTGACTATATTCACCCTTCAGTCAAACCAGTGGTGGATTACGCTACCGCAGTTATCACCAAAGGCCTGGTGCCCAACGGTGAAGTCAACTTTGAATTTGTGGCTGATGATGAAGGTGATGAATACGCCGCACGACAGGCCTCAGAAATGGTGTCGGCAGTGATCAATGAACAAAACGATCCGCACTTTATCCTGGAACGCTGGGTCATGGATGCTGCCATGCACAAGAATGGCATGATGATGATCATGCCTGTGCGTGAACCCATCACAAGGTATGTGGAAACACAGGGCACACAAGATCAACTGCGAGCCTTTGAACAACAGGCAGCCGATGGCGGCCTCACAGCCCTACGCCAAACACGACGTCGCACCTCAGTAGATTTGCAAAAGGTCATGGCCGAAGTGCAACAACTCATGGGCGAACATCAGCAAGAACAAGTGCAAGGCATGATTGACCAGCACATTGCCAGCCTGGGCGAAGAACAAGATCAGGATGCTGTCATGGCTGACCAGCAGGCCATAGACATTGAGGGACAAGAAGATATTCTCAACGAAGCCATTGCTCGCAACACCATCTACACTGCCAAATACAAACTCACAGGCTACAACCTACGCATCAAGTTCAACCCAATTGCACAGCACTACTGGATCTGTGATCCCACAGTGGCTGAAATGCGTGACCAACCCTTCTGCGGCTACTATGATCCAATGACCATTCAAGAAGCAGTAGAACTGTATCCTGGCATTGACCTGGAAGAATTTGCTCGCCACGCTGAATACAACATGAACGGTGCTTACCAAGCAGGTTCAGTCTTGAACAACTTGGCCATTCACGCACGTGACTCAGTGCCTGTGATGGGTATACCTGTGAACTCGGCAGCCTCTGCTGATCCTTATTCACGCCAGGTATCAATTGTGACTGTATGGAACAAGTATGACATCGACGGTGATGGTGAACTGGAACTGGTTGAATTGATCTATTCTGGCACCTACATCATATCAGCACGTGAAGTGGAATTTATCCCAGTGGCCAACATGTGTCCCAAGCCACTACCTGGCAACTTCTATGGCATGAGCATTGCTGAGAGTGTGATCCCCATGCAGGAATACAACACCTCAGCCGCCCGTGCAGAAATCCAACTGGGCCTGCTCACAGCCACGCCCCGCATTGGTGTCAAACCAGACCGCCTGGACTTTGAAATGTTGCAGGATGGTGAATCAGCAATCTTTATCTTGGATTCAAAATTTGATCCTACCAAAGACATCTATCAACTGCCTCCGCCCTCGGGCAACCTCCAATTCCTGGAAGTGGCCATGAACCGTATTCAGCAGGACACCATGGCCATGGTAGGTATGACCACACCTTCAGACGTGTTCAATCCCGAAGTCATGAGTCCAGGCAATTCAGGTATCAAACTGCAGATGGCTCTCACGCCCAACCAGATCATTCAAGACAACACAGTGCGTAATGCCGCTGATGGCTTGAAAGAAGCCATTTGGTTGGTATGGCGAACACTCATACAGTATGGTGATGACTATGGTGTCAAGCGTCTGGCACAACAATACCACCCAGAAAAGAAACCGGTGTTCATGGACTATGAATCCTGGGACGACATGAACTTCTGTGATCGTCATCACATTCAAACTGAATTGGCATTAGGCATGATGAGTCAAGAAAACGCCCTGGGTCGCCAGCAGATCATCCAGAAATGTCAGCAGGACCTGTATCAAACAGTGCAAGGCATGGCTTCAGCAGGCACACTCAATCCTGACGTTTACAAAAAGGTCAAGAAGCCCTTTGCTGACACCCTGTATGTGCTGGGTGTGAAAGACTGTGACGCTTACTTGCCGTCGGATGCAGAAGTGGTGGCCATGGTCAAGGCTGGTCAAGAGGCTGCCAAGAACCGCGAACCTTCAGCAGAAGACAAGAAACGCCTGGCCGATGCAGGATTATCACAGGCCAGAACCGAACAGATCAAGGCCGAGATACAAGGATCCGATTCCCAATCTCAACTGGACTACATGGCAGTGGCAGCAGGCAACCCCAAGGTTTACAACTAACACTATAAGCGTGTGACTTTTTTAGAATAGACAGGATTAGATCATGATAGAAACAGAAACAGTGGAGAGTTTCAACACGAGACTCACCGTAGATACCTCAAATCTCAAGAGGTTAACACCCAGCCAGCGTGATCAAATCAAGCACTATGGCTCACAGGCAGAAGCCCTGCTAAAAAATCGCGAACTGGCCATGTTTGTGCATCACTACAAGTTTGAATTGGCCGACAGCATGGTCACAATCACCGGCCACACTGACACAGACAACCTGACTCGCATTGCCATGGCCAACTACTTGAGTGGCATTGATGGCTTTGTGTCAAGTCTCAAGCGAGCAGTGTATCAAAAGAACAAAGTGATCTCTTTTGAAGCCAATGCACGTGACGATAATCAGCCCAATTTAGGGTAATGATATAAATAAAACACCAAAGGTAACCGCAAGGCCCTTTTAACAATTAGGAAATATATGATGACAACGATCACGCCTAATGCCCCCGCAGGCACGGCCAATGACGCACCAGCAGTCAGCGATGAATCAATAGCAAGTAAAATGGCCGCCATGCGTAACCAGGTTATTGCTACCAGACCAACTGCACCAGGTCCTGTGGAGAGTGAGGCAGAAGCCACAAGCCCTGTAACCCCAGAAGGGTTAGAAGATGAAACCAATTTGGATTCTGACATGCCCATCGGCGATGCAGAGGAAGTCACCCAGCAAGATGCTGTAAGTGAACCAGACGCAGACAGTAGTAGTGAAGAACTAATAGACTTTATTGAATTTGCAGAGACTAATCCCAATGCCAAGTTCAAGTTTACCAGGAATGGTCGAGAAGTTGTTATCGACGCTAAGAAAGCCGCAAGCATATTGGGTCAAGGAGGTGCCATACATGAAGAAGCACGCCAGTTAAAAGTAGAACGCAGTGAGTTTGACGAATTTGTCAAGGAACAGCGGGCTCGCCAGGAAGGTTTAACATTGGCCATGGAGTTTACGGTTCAACCGCAACTGCAAAAGGCTTATGATGAGATAGTGAAGACGCAAGGGTATCAAACTGTTTTCCAACAACAGATGAACCAAACACAGGATCCAGCCCAACAGGCTCGTATCCAGGCCAGTATGCAACAGAATGAGCAATACATTCAGCAACAGCAGGCTGTGATTGGTCAATTGAAACCCGCAGTGGACGAATTTCGAACCATAAGACGACAACAGGTGCAGGAAGTTCTTGAAAATACTCGCAAGGGATTTACTGACAAGGAGTTGAGAAACGAATTTGTCTATAATGAATTGCGTGGCAAGATCGAAAAACTGTGGACCGGGGCCAAGACAGAACTCATACCAGGTGTTCCCAACATTGACTTGATAGCGTCAGATGAAACCCTGTTGGGACTTGTGAGAGACGGATTGAAATATCGATCCAAACCTCAAACACGTCAAGCAGGATCCAGCATCGCACAATTGACACAGCGTAAAGGCACTGTTCAGAATCGAGGTTCTGATTCAGGCATTGAAAAACTTCGTGAGCAAGCCAAGGCCGGTGATAAAAAAGCCGGAGACAACCTCTTGATGCAGAGACTGAGTCAAATCAGATCCACAGCAAGAGGTGGTAGATAATAGCCTAATATAATATTCAAGGAGAATAACATGGCAGAAATTACAACCAGTCAAATTGGTAACGGCACGACCGCATATGGAAGTGACATCGTTGTCAAAGACTTAGACTTAGACGTTTCAAATCGTGTAAAAGACGATACCCCAGTGCTCAACATGTGTATGAGCAAAAAACGCAAGGTGAATTCAACACTCCCATTGTGGACTGATGACATCTATCGTTTGCCTTCCGCACAAGCCGTGCAAGAGGGTGCCAATGTGTCAACAAGCAACGCTGAATCTAATTCACGTTACAACTTGGCCAACTACACACAGATTTTCCAGACAACCATTGCGGCTTCTGGAACTGCTCGTGCTGTAATGCAATCAGGTGGCGATCCTCAAGCATACCAAGAAGTTAAACAATTGATCGAACTCATGTTCGACGTTGAGCAACAACTTGTTCGTGCTGACCAAATCGGCACACAGTATAGTGGACAATCTGGAACTGCTATCACCAACCCAGGCACAGCCCAGACAGGCGGTCGTCGTATGGGTAGTTTGGCCAGTTTCGCAGGCACATTGAGTTTCAACCCTTCTAATGCTGCCATTGCCAACATCACCACAAACACCAACAACGCCTCCAGTGACAGTTCTACTGCCAACATTGGTAACTTGGTGATCAACTCCAACGGCACACAGTTCTACACTGGCACGTTCACCAACCAAACATTTGCTCCTGTAATCTACAAGCAATTGGTCACTGTGGCTGAACAGCGTTACAATGCCAAGATCCGCACAATGGTTGTTCCAACATCATTACGCACCATGATCTCTGACAACATTGTGAACTCCAACACCAGTGTGAACCGTCGTAATGTGGAGCGTGGCGACACAATCCAGACTTATGAGGGAGATTTTAACTACACATACGAAATCTATGATTCCTGGATCATGGACCAGTCTGGTGTGTCAAACTCAATCTACTTCTTGAATGAGGACGTTCTGCAATGGGGCTCGCTCCGTGATTTGGGACCAAACAACGAAGTGTTCTCCAACGCTGACGCAAGTTTGGATCAGTTCTTGCTTGAAGGAACTCTAATTGTTCGTAACCCAGCAGGCGTTGGTTTGTTGAACAACATCTCCACAACAGGTTCTGCTCCGGCAGCACCACGTGGTGCAACATTCGTCAGTCGCACAAACGCAGGCGGCGGAAGCACTTACTAATCACCCTGGTGATTGGAAATACAAAAGGCCCTTCGGGGCCTTTTCTGTTGCTTTCAAGTGGTTCTTTACGGATCCACTAAATACTGGATGAGTTATGATATCAACCAACCCGAATACTTAGACGACACTGACCCAGAAAGAAATCACGACTACTGGCGTCAAGACCACGGTGGCACTGTGACAAACCACAATGGTGTGGCTGACAAACTGCTAAAAAACGACAAGTTATACAACGCCATGAAAGGCGATTGGAGCCGCACTGCCTGGAATGCCAGCCATAATATCAAGACCACAACTGGTCGCGAAGATGGCAAGTTCTACATCCGTCGCGAGCAAATGAACGCTGAAGCAGTGGCACGCCGTTGTGCTGAATACCGCAAGGCAGCCGAAGCAGGCTATCCAGATCCACTTGCTCCACTCATGCCGGACGGCACCCTGGGTTGGAAATGGATGGACTTGCCCAATGTTGTGAGCATTAGAATCTCAGACACTTATTTTGGTGGCATGCCCTGGGCGGCTATCAAGCATGATCGCACACTAAAAGCACAATTCTATCGTGTGGTGCAACAAGAGTGCCCACAGTATATTTGCTATCCAGGTGGCAAATTGCCCATTCCAATTGATGTTCCCTATCCTGCAAAGGCTGGTGAACAAAAGTTCTTTAAAGGACATACCCTATGAGTTTTCAGATCCCAGATGGTGACAGTTTAGTTGATTTCTTAAAAGACTTTACAGGGTCAACCAACACAGCCGAAATCAAACAATGTATCTACCTGGCAGAGTTGTCAATGCGTAACATTGAACTGCCTGCCCTGCGTAGTGATCCATATGCAATAGAAAACATTGGCGTGGCTGACAGTCAGGGACGCATACCAATTCCGTTAGACATGAACAAGCCCATCTTGTTTTTCAAGCAAGGCAATCAATATTCAACGTCAGCCACTGCCACAGGCACCATTGGTCAATACACCATTGACTTGACCTCAACACCCTCACAGAGTCTACAGGTAGGCATGATTGTGGCAGGTTCAGGCATTGCGTCCGGAGCCTCAATTGCCAGTTTCAATTCAACCACAAACATTGTGTTGGACTTGCCCAACACAGGCACTGTGTCAGGCACACTCACATTCTCCACAGTGGCAAGCACATCAGGTGCCACAGGTCCTTGGATTGTGTATGACCGCATTGGCGATCGTGACATCATCACACAGGGCATGATTGCCCAATTGTATTTGAGTCCTGTCAACGTGCCAGCAGTTATCCGCGGCAAGTTCTCAGAAGTTTATGATCAGTATCAATTCCTGCCCTGGATTGGTGCAGGTGCACAGGTCAACATGTATTACTACAAGGCCTGGCCCTTGTTGTTTGCTCCTGTAGATACCAATCCGCCTACCACAGTGCAAACCAATGCTGTGCTTCAGACCTGGCCCGAAGGCTATGTGTATGCCAGCCTGCGTGAATACTACATCAAACGCCACAATGACGCAGATGCCGCTGTGTATCAACAGAAATATGCTGATGCCTGGAACATTGTGAATGATCAAAACAATCTGGGCAAATGGTCAGGTGGGCACACGCGACTCACCAGTGTTTGGCAGCCAAGACAATATCGCCAATACAGTTTAAAATAAGGATCCAGCAATGGCAACAACAAGTTCAAGCAATTACACCTCGCTTTACAGCACATCAACTGGTAATGCTACACCGGGAGCCACTGGATATGGCAACGCCAATGTGGTTTCATTGCTGGCAGTGGGATCAGATGCTGGCGGCAATGTGGTTGGTGCAATCAATGCCAACGGCAACATAACCACAACAGGTTATTTCATTGGCACGTTTCTGGGCAACATCACAGGCAACTTGGTTGTGCCAGGTGCCAACACTGACATTCTCTACAACAACAACGGCAATGCCGGTGCTACCAACAATTTTACATTCAATCAAGCCACCAATCAGATGGGCATCACTGGCACAGCCAGCGTGAGTGGCAACATCACAGGTGGCAATCTACGCACAGGTGGACAAGTCAGTGCTGGCGGCAACATTTACACAGCAGGTGTTATCTCTTCAGCAGGCACTGTGACCGGCAGTTACTTTGTGGGCAATGGTAGTTTGCTCACAGGCATAGCCGCTAATTATTCAAATGCCAACGCAACCAGTTTGATGGCCAATTTTGGTTCCAACACCATTGTGACCACAGGCAACATCACAGGTGGATATTTCATTGGTAATGGATCACAACTGACAGGCATAGCCGCCAGTTATGGCAATGCCAATGTGTCAAACTTCTTGGCTAACGGATTTGGTTCAAACACCATTTCAACCACAGGCAATATCTCAGGTGGCTACATTTTAGGCAATGGTTCGCAGTTGACAGGACTGCCAGCCAGTTACTCCAATGCCAACGTTGTGAGCCTGATGGCTGCATTTGGTAGCAACACCATATCAACCACAGGCAATGTGACTTCGGGCAATTTCCTAACTTCTGGACAGGTCAGTGCCACAGGCAATGTCACAGCACCTTATTTCTTTGGTAATGGCTCACAACTGACTGGTTTACCAGCCACATATGGTAATGCCAATGTGGCCAACTTCTTGCCCACATATGGTGGAACAGTGCTGGCCAATCTGATCAATTTTACCAACAACAGTGGCATAATTGAACAAGGTGATCAGAGAATCACCATTACAGGCAATGCCCAGGGAGTCAACACAGGTGCTTATTTCAATGATACTGGTGAAGCCGCAATATTTTCCAATAGTTATGTTGCCATAGCCACCAATACCATCGGCAATATAAATCCAACCTGGACCTTTGACGCTGTAGGTAATCTATCAGCACCAGGCGCTATCAGTGCTGTGGGCAATATTACAGCAGCCAACTTCATCGGCAACATTACAGGCAATGTGGGCGGTGGTAGTATCAGTGTGACAGGCAATATCACAGGTGGCAATCTATTGACCGCAGGTGCTGTGAGTGCAGGTGGCAATGTCACTGCCGCTTATCATATTGGCAACGGATCTTTGTTGTCAAATCTAACTGGTGCCAATGTAACAGGAACTGTGGCCAATGCTGCCTATGCTGTCACAGCAGGCTCAGCAGGCACTGCCAACACAGCACAATATGTCACAGCAAACGCACAGGCCAATATCACAAGTGTTGGCATCTTGACCAGTTTGAGTAGTAGTGGTAATATCACAGGTGCCAATATCAATGGCAACGGAAGTGGTTTGTCAAATATCACAGGTGCCAATGTCACAGGTCAAGTGGCCAATGCCTTGGTTGCTGGCACAGTTTACACTGCCGCACAACCCAACATCACTTCAGTTGGAACTCTAAGCACATTGAGTGTGAATGGAAACACACAATCTGGCAACTTGTTGACCGCAGGTGCTGTGAGTGCAGGTGGCAATGTCACTGCCGCTTATGTGATTGGCAATGGTAGTTTGTTAACCAACTTGACTGGTGCCAACGTAACAGGCACTGTGGCCAATGCCACATACGCTCTCAATGCCAACAACTCAACCTACGCTGGCACTGTGACCACAAACGCACAACCCAACATCACAAGTGT